CACATCAAGATTTGTATCGGTACATATTTCTTTAATAAATTCATCTCTCGGCCCCAAATCTACAAACGTTGTTGACTTACCTAATCTCTTGTGTGAACCACTTATTGTTTGTCCATACACACCGTTATTATACATCGTTGATCTGTAATAAAACCTTCCTTGTGATTGGACAAATCTAACCACATCTCTACAATACTTAGCCGCAGATTCAATACCATCCGAAACTTTCTTAGCTTTAAATTGAAAGAAATATAAAGACCCTGACAACCAGTTGTCAATGTAAGCATAGTTTACAATTCCTCCACAGAATAAAGAACCGATTCTTTTTCTTCTATAATATTCTTTTAACAAACCAGTTAACCTACCACTTGATTGTGTACCCAATACTAAATAGAAAATACCGTTTTTAAATTCACTTCTCAAACTTGTTGGTAATCCAGCGGCAACTGCTTCCCACCAATATTCGTTTTCTAAATCTCGAGAAACTGTTCCACTATTTGAGTATGGTGGGTCGGTCGCTCTGTTTATAAATTGTGTTGCAATTGATGTTGATATTGGGTTTACTCCCGCTGGTAATGTTCCTAACCATTTTCTAGTTGAGTCTCGAGAAAAATAAGTCGGGTTTGATGCACCAGGTGTGTTAGGTGGTACATAATAACCTGTAATTAAAGTATCGTCGTATAACGTATCATATAATTCACAACCTGTTTCTGGTTGTGTAACTGGTGTGGTATTAATTGAATCTTTATCGTAAATTTCAATTCCCGCATATGTAACTCCGTTAGTTGTGAACGCACCGTAACCGTCAACAAAAATTAAATCTCCCGAAATCTCAGTAAAATAACTTGATCCGTCTAAAGTTACATATGTTCCCATTATTGGGTTATATAACGTATAGTTTGTTTGATTTGCAATAAAATTCGCTCTATCACTAATTGGATGTAAAGTTGTACAAGAAGGTGTTGGGAAGTATGTTTCAACATTAACGGTTTTATTTCCTACACCATTTGCACCAACAATACTCAATTCACCAACTGAACAATAAGATGGAGCGGGAATGGTTTGGTTAGATGATTGATTAAATTCACTATCACATTCTTCACATTCAGGATAGTTTACCAATGATAATTTTGTAAACGTACTAATTTGTAATCTTGTAACTGCATGTCTTGCACCTCTACCTCCACCAACGTCAACGATAATTTCAGCAATTGGGTCTAACACATCTTTAATTAAAAAATTTACAAATCCTAAGTATAAAAATTTAACAATATAGTCTAACAATAATAAAAAGTCAGCAATCAATAACGTAAACGTATAATTCTGTAATCCAAAATTTACGGGTGGTGTGTTGTTCTCAGCACAATCTTCCTCTTCAGCAGGTACAATATCTTTTATACCGATAAATCTATCTTTTGTAAAAAGAATATCATTATGGTATGAACTTTGAAATGATGAAACTGTATAAACTTTATTATAATTAAATCTATAGAAATAATCCTTAGGATAATATTCACCATTTTCATTATATAAAATTCCAAGTGTTGAACTTGATGAAACCGCTTGGGTTGGGTAATCGGCCCAATTTAAAGACCATGCATATGATTTATCCACCTCACCAACATATTCTCTGATATTTGGAATTAGGTAGTCAGCGTTCATTCTAACTCTTGATAAATCATTATCGTTGATGTTGATTCTCATACGATAACATGCCGATGTTGCAACTCCTTTATTGGGGTCGTTTGTAATTTCATTCTCACCAAATTCATTAGTGAAAACATAATCCATGTTCATTTCTAATGGAATCACAAAACCACCGTCATCGGGAATATCTTCATTAAGAATAACCTGTTCTAAAATCGGTCGATTATTATCATCTTTTGCTGACGTGAATCTAATTAATTCAACTTTTGCAGATTTTGCAACTAAATCACATTTTCTTCCCATTTTTGCTCTTGGGACACAAGTCTTATTAATTGCGTTCTTACCATTATCAGTATAAACTCCACCTATCACATATGCTTTAGGTTTTATACTAACACCTCTTTCTGCTAAATCAAAATCGGTTCTTGTAATACCAATTTCACAATATTCTTCATTACCCCAAAATGGATAAACCTCAATAGATTTATTGTAAGAAATAATTTGTGGTAATGTTATTAAATCTTCAGATGATTTAAATTTATATTTGTTTTTGAATTTATCAACACCTTCACCTTGTCTAATAAAATCATAAGGTCTTAATGAGAAACAACCAATATCCGATAAATCCACATCAACGTGTAATGTTTGGTTACCTAACGGAACCCCCCAAATCATAAAATCCCCCGCTTCATTTGTTTTAACGGTGTACGAATAATAAGTTTCAAAAACTTCTAAAACTTCTTCTCTTGTTAAAATATCAGTTTGGTCAAAGAATGTACCTGTTGGTTCGTGACCTGGATGTTGTTGTCTTGATGGTAATAAATTGTATTTGTAACCCGCATCATTTTTATCATCCGCCTCTTTATATGGGTAAAGTGCTGATATGACAGGGTCATTTTCGTGTTCATCTTTTAATGGAACAAATATTGAAACTCTTGCGTTTGGTATACCCAATCCATTATTTACGGATATTCTACCACAAACAACCCCATAATCGGAACAGAATGAGGCATACGCGTCTTTCTGACTAAATTTCAAAGATAGAATTTCTAATAATTCGTAATCTTGTTTTAGTTCGACGGTAATTTTGTTGTCCTTACCTACGTTCGTTAAAATTCTATGTTTTTGCATGATTCTTATAATAAATAGAAACTATCACGTTTTCTATTATTATAAAGAAAAAACATTTTAATATGTAGTCGTTCCTAATGTTTTAGTACGAACTTTTATATCAACATTCGGGAATCTAATTTGATAAATTTGGTTCGATTTCATGAAAATTGTCATATCAGATTGTGCAATCTCTTTTGTACTATCATTTGTATAGTGTTGGGAAACCTCAGCTGAGGAATATTGTCCACCTGTTTTACCATAAACACGAATATCAATTACGTTTACAACTCCGTTTTCTTGACCAATTTGTCTAAATAAATCACCCACAAATAATGGATCACCCATCTTTCTTTTATCAATTGAGAAGAAATCTATAGTTGTATTAATTGTTGTTTTTATGATATCGGTTGGATTTTCATTTTTATCAATGATTAAATCAATTTCCAATCCTAAATCAATAACCTCACCATTTGCAATATCAATATAGTCATTAATCATTCTATATTCAGAAAGGTAATTAATGATATTATTTTTTAATGTGTTTGAAACTGTGTCGGTCAAATTTCCTTTGTCGTCGTATGAAAGAATTTTGATTTTAACCTTATTATCTTCTTCCATGACATTTACCTTGGCTGGTGCTCCAAACGTTGAAGGCATCGTCTCTATTAACGATTTATAGTCATTTAAGGTAACCGCTCTGTCCTGTGCCGCAAAATTATAGGAAATCATATTTCTTAATTCCTCAATTGTTGGTTGGTCTGCACCTCCCACAGCTGGCGTGATATTTGTAACTTTTAAAGATTGTAATACTTGTGCATTTATTGAACTAACAGGTCCATTAACGTTTAATTCAACCGAATCAATACTATTAACAACATTAACACCGATATTTGAATTTTTACCTCCACCAATTCTATATTTCACGAATAAAGTTGAGTCTATTTTCGGAACCGCACCTAATGATAAATTATTTAAATAGGTCGCTAAGTTAACCTTCAATTGACCGGTCATATAATTGTCCAAATTATCTAACGGATTCACAGTTCCTGAACCAAATGTCAATGAGAAGTATCCTTCAGGTGTATATTCTGTTACAAATTTATTTGTTACATCCTTATAAACTCCCGATTTAAAATTGTCTTGGTCTGAAACCGCAGTTGAATCGGGAATGAAAACTCTATTTTGAATTAAACTTTTCACTTCGTACCACTTATTCGTTCCTGAGATGAATTCACTTGATGTTGGGTTTGCGCCAAACGTAGTTCCTTCTTTGTGAATAACCGAAACAACACCTAATACATTTTGCTCAGGTAGGTATAATTTTAAGAATGGTTTTTGATCTGTTTGATTAACAATCTTTCTATAAATCTTAGTGATACCATTAACAACCGCATCTCTTTTTGTAATGGTGTATGAGATTAATGTGTTGTTAGCGTTAAAATTTGGTATTTTAAGTCTATTTGGTTCTCCTTTACTATTAAATGGACTTGAGAAATCGATATCTTCTAAAGTTTCAAAGACTTGTCCTCCACCCGAAACTTGTGCACCAGCCTTTAATATACCCAAATATCTTTCATCTTCTTTATCACCTCTTACAGGTACATTAATTGAGAAATCAC